GTATTACTACCCACGCAAACATATTTTTCAAAACTTTGAGAGCTTTGTAGGTTTTAAACCCCTCTCTTTTTATACCTGCGATGATTCCGAAAAACCCATCTAATAACAGAACTAACATTACTGCCATATATTGTTCTGCGTTACCCATTGTTACTTCCATCAGATAAGCCCCAATAAAAGCACATGCTGAAGATAAGCCCATACCTACCATTAGGTAAGTGTTTTTCAATACCATCATATTATTTTCCATAATTTAAAAACTCAGTTTATTTTGCGAACTTCTCTATTCCCGCAATTCCGAAACAGCCCAATGTAATCCAAACGAATGAATTGTATATGAACTCATTAATTACTAAATCTTTTCCAAAGTAACCCGTAGTTAAGTCTACTACTGCGAATAAGGTCATTACTGCGAAAGACATGAACCCAATTACGTTTTTTTCGTTAATGTTGTTATCATCCTTAAAAATATTCTTAAATGCCATCCATTTTCTCCCGATATATTTAAACATAATGTAACTCCTTTTTATAATGATAAATATGGTGAATATTAGAATCCACTCAAAATTATCTCATCAATTTTTTCTTGAACTTCTTCTCTAGTCGCTGCCATCTTAAAACTCAAATCAGCTTGATACCGTTTCTTCTCTTCATCGTACTGAAGAATTAGTACAGTAGGTACAACTACTACTTTCCATTTTTGTTGTAACTTTGGTTTTTTTGCAATATCAATGTGTTCTATCTCACAATCTTCCAACTCATCAACCCAAGTAACATCGTTAGCTTCATTCCAACCAGCATTAAAATGTAATACTACTACTTGCGCTCCTAATAAGTTACTAAGTAGTATGAATGGTATTAATAAAAACTTTTTCATATAAACCCCTTTTATCGTAGTTTGTCTATTTTTTCTTCGATACGTTTAATATCTTCCTTTAATTCACCAACATCCTCCTGAGTAGTCATAATTGTTTGTCTAATCAACTGGTCTTTCATATCGTATTCCATACGAGTAACATCTGGTGGTAGTGGAGCGGGTAACTCTTTTGCTTCCTCTATATCCGCTTGTAGAGCGAACCACATACCAACTACTGTTGCAACTCCTACCAAAATCAAGCCTATTGTTTTAAGGTCTAACGTAATTTTAGTTTCTTCACTTAACTGTTTTGCCATTTTTTACCCCTTATAATATAATGAAGTTTATACCCATTGAGAAATCGTACCAACTACGATTCCAGTATTTGTGGTATTTACCTTCCGTAAATATTCCTAATGATTTTGTAAATCTATATCCAAAAATTAATCCTCCTGAATAATCTATCCAATTTCCACCATTATACTTATGATAACTATATTGGTCATCACTTTTTATATGGTATGGCATTACATTTGCCCAAGAGTGTAACCAAAAATCTTTAGTATATTTGTAATAATCAAATCCAACGACAAAAGAGTATTCTAATTTAGATGGGAGTAATTCTCTTTCTCTATCCACATAATCAGATAGAACCTGAGGAATTACAACTGCTTCCCACACTTCTGTTGAGTTTGCTACAACATTACCATTTGGGTCTAAATATTGAATATTATCTACATCACTAAAATCTACCCCATAACCCATTTCATTAATTGCTAAGTTAGTAAAATGAATATCACCAGTTTGTAATATCCAATCTGCTAAAGGGTCGAATCCATATGGTTCTGAAATTCTTTGAACTAATCCAGCGTTTACAGAAAACTTTCTATTGAATTTATATCTGTATCTCTGAGATGCTTCGAAGTAATTAATATCTGCAAGTTGGTCTTGTAGATATTCAACCTTAACCACATACCAATCACCTATATATCTAAGGAAGTGGTCTTGGCTAAGGAATGTTTTACCTTGCTGCCTTCTAAAATCCCATTCAAATAGATACTCAAATCCTTTTGATTTACTACCGATAGTAGCTGCATCTGAGAATGAGTTTTCAGTACCATTTTTAAATCTATTTTGAATATTTGGTTCGTATCCAAATCTTTGAATTTTTCTAATACCAAATACTGCTGAGTAATCATATGGTGTTGATGTTCTTGTCGTTGTCAATCCATCTGTTACTGAATATGTTGTTACATCTGAAATTGAGTTAGCCCCATTATAAGCCGCATAAAAAGTAGAGAACTTAAACTCTCTTTTTAATTTCTTCTTAAATTCAGATGGTTTTTTAACTTCTTTCTTTTCTTTTACAACCGGCGTTATTGAATCCTGCCCTTGCATAACAAAAGGTATAAAACATAATAAAAATATTAATTTTTTCATCTCTACCTATCCTCTTTTATAATTTTTTTATTGTAAATGTTTCCATCATACTCTATTCTAAGTAAGTAAACAGCGTTTGGATAATTTGATATATCAACTTCTTCTCTCTTTACTCCTTCACCACTTTGTAGTAATCTACCAGTCAAATCAAATAACATATAACTTACATCTCTTAATGAAGTATTAATAGTTATTTTATCATTTGTTGGATTAGGATAAACTGCAATCTTACTTCCACCTAATTCACTAATATCTAATGGATATCCATCTTCACAATAGTTGTATAATTCCTGGCAATCTGAATCCCATTCTGTATCACAACAATATGTATCTACATCAATTACCCAAGCGTAACAAGGATTGTTTAACCAATATGGATTTCCTGGTCCACCAATACAACCCGCATCATATAAACAAGCAGTTGAATCTGATACGTTTGCGTTCGGGTCATAGTTATAAGCCGATACATCCGTACATCCAACCACTGCCGTAATACAACTTCCGTTATCAACATTTGCATTCGGGTCATAGTTTACCGATGTTGAATCAGTACAACCATACACAATCGGAATACAAGGATTCGATAAATCAGTTGCGGATACTTGATTCACATTTGCGGCAGGGTCGTAATTAAACGAATTCGGGTCCATACATCCATATACAAATGGTACACAACTTCCGTTATCTACGTTTGCATTAGGGTCATAATTAAATGATGTTGAATCCATACACCCATATACAATAGGAATACAAGGATTTGTGAAATCTGTTGCTGATGTTTGGTTTGTATTTGCTGATGGGTCGTAGTTCAACGATTGTGGGTCCATACATCCGTAGATGAAAGGAATACACGAACCATCATCAGTATTTGCTAATGGGTCGTAATTAAACATTGTTGAATCCATACAACCATACACTCTTGCGATACACGAACCATCATCAGTATTTGCCGTTGAATCGTAGTTGAATGCCGTTGGGTCTGTACAACCATATATAATAGGTACACAACTACCATCATCTGTATTAGCGTTAGGGTCATAGTTGAATGAGGTAGGGTCTGTACAACCATAGATAAATGGAATACAAGTACCTGGCGTATTTGCCGTAGAATCATAATTCCACATTGTATCATCCATACAACCTACGATTACAGGAACACAACTACCATCATCGACTGTTGCGTTAGGGTTGTAGTTGAATGCTAATGGATTCATACATCCTTCAATGTAAGGAATACAAGGATTATTTGGGTCCTCTGTATTTGCGTCTGGATTATAGTTTAGAGCCGTTGGGTCTGTACAACCTAAAACAATAGGAATACAAGAATCACCACAATAAGGTTCACCTACCCACCTTTCATAGAAAGGTGCTTCAAATGGTTGTAATGCACCTGCTCCGTTATTAGAGAATGGGTTTTGCCCCCATGCTAATAGAACAACACTATCTGAATTTTCTAATGTAAATGAGTTCTGTAAAGTTTGGAACTCTACTTGTTGAGGTGATTGTTGTGGTGCTGCAACTTCAAAGTAATAAACTTCTACAGTTTTATCTGTTTCCAATTGGAATTGGAACGTTTGTTCGTAGTTACCTGGTCCCATAGTGAATACTCCAACAGGAACACCATCTTGAGCAACACCTAACCAAGAATTACCCCAACCATCTCCACCACCATCTTCGATAGTTAATGTGTAATCACATACAGGAACGATTGATTGTTTAGTTGCATTTGAATCATAATTTATTGAGTTTGTATCCATACATCCAAAAATATGAGGTGTAGCACAACTACCATCATCTATATTTGCATTTGGATTATATTCTTGATATAATGGGTCTGTACATCCTAATACATCAGGAATAACAGGACACGCAGTTGCCATTTGGTTTCCTGAGTAAAGTGTAGTTCCGAAGTTTGGATTAGTCATTTCCCAAATAGTATCACCAGAACAATCTTTTATAACGATAGCGCCTGGTCCTGATTGTGCAGTTCCACCCATACCATCACCATAGGTATCATTTACAACAAGTTCGAACCCTGCTGTTTGAGATACACAAAAATCATAAGTATAAGTTTGTCCAAAATCAGAATAATCATATTCACCAACAGGAACTGAAACGTTACCAGCTGGCGTATTTGT